GGACGACGGCATCAAGAACCGCATGATCCAAGGCTATCTGCCGAGCATGAACGCCATGATCCAAGAAAACTTGAGAGCACTGGAACTGCCGGTCCAGTTCACCATTGACGGCACCTTCAAGGAGAAGGTTCTAAACCGGAACATGGAGAACTACACCTACAACTCCTTTTCCGAGGGTGAGAAGTCACGCATCGAACTGGCCATGCTCCTGTCATGGCGTGACGTGGCCAAGAGCCGTAACTCGACCTCAACGAACATCCTGTTCCTTGACGAAGTGTTCGACGGCTCCATGGACGATGAAGGAAATGAAGACATGCAAATCTTGATTGAAAACATGCGTGGGAAGTGCCATATTTTCGTGATCACCCACAACACCGATTCGTATGTCGAGCGGTTCGACCGAACAATCACCCTTGAAAAGAAGGGCGGCTTCTCGGTCATGACGGAGCAATGATGGACACGACGACCAATGACGCTGGACGCTTTCTGGGCTTCGATCCTCCGGTGGAAGACCTTTACCATCATAACAGGCTCTCCGGTGGAGATGACATTCAGGATGTGATCCACGGCGTGAAGGTTGATGAGGCTGGGTTTCTTTATCCGCTGGTCAAGGAAGACGATCCGAATTTCCACACGGTTCTTGAGGACTTTGACTTCCAGAACCCGCCATGCGATCCTCTCAAACTTTCGCTTGATCTCTTCACGACCATGCGATACAATAAGGGTGCTGGGATTGCCGCCAACCAAGTCGGCCTGCCGTATCGGATGTTTCTGATGTACGGTGACCCGGTTCTGCCAATCTTCAATCCTGAGATCGTCGCCGTCTCCGATGCGACCTGCAAGATGGAAGAAGGCTGTCTGACTTTCCCTAAGCTCTTCCTGAACATCGAGCGGCCTAGGGCCGTCAAGGTGAAGTTCCAGTCAGCCAAGGGCATCTGGTCAACCCGGACATTCTACGGAATGTCGGGCCGCATCTTCCTCCATGAGTTCGACCATCTCAACGGTATCGATTTCACGACGAAGGTGAACCGCATCCATCTGGACCGTGCTCGTAACAAGGCCCGGCTCGCCAAGCGTCGGGAGAAGCACAAGAGATGACTGTTGGCACCCTCTACGTTTCCACGAACTGGGAAGCGAACGGTGCTAACTCACATCCCTATCTTCTCGAACAGAAGACGGCCACAGGTGAGCGGTTGATCAAGTATCTCCAATCCCATGAGGCCGCGATCTTTCTCGTCACCGGCCTTGCCTATCGAGGCATGATGAATGAGGCTGATTATAGCGGGCTCACGCAAGCTCAAGTGTGATGACCCGATCTCGCTAATCACAGAGTGTCTAGGCTACGTCCAGTGGACTCCGACTTGGATCGTATCTGGAAAGTGCTACGGTCCAGACACATGGGGTGAACTGTGGGCCGAGAATCACGGCATCCCTGTCAAAGAATTCCCTGCTGACTGGACGAAATACGGACCATATCAGGCAGGCCATATCCGTAATGAAGAGATGGCTCTCTTTGCAGATGCCGCCCTCGTTCTTTGGAACGGTGTTTCTGGCGGTTCAAAGAACATGATCCAACACATGCGCCGCTATGAGAAGCCGTGTGAGGTCTTTACTCCAACACGTATAAATAACTCGCGAAACCTACAGGATGTACTCAATGACAAGACGTAAGATCGTCCTTCTAAACGGGCCTCCCCGTTGTGGCAAGGACACAATCGCCACCTACCTCGAAAAAGAGCATGGCTTCTATCACACGAAGTTTGCCAAGGCTCTAAAGGAAGGTGTCCACTCGATCCTACGTCTAGGGACCTTCGACCTGATGAACAGGTTCACTCCCCTGCCCCACGATTACTACGAGCCTCTCAAGGACACACGCATGAGTGAGTTCTTGGGTCTCACGCCCCGTGAGGCATACATCTCGTTGTCCGAAGAATACATGAAAGAGAAGTTCGGCTCCGCTATCTACGGCGACCTTCTACTTCGTGAACTCCTTGGTGTCAACAACGATTTCATCGTGGTTTCAGATTCGGGCTTCTTTGAAGAGATGATCCCGATTCTGAACCAACGCAATGAGTTCGAGACTGTCTTGCTTCGCATCACCAGACCGGGAACGAGTTTCGATGGCGACAGCCGTAGCTATGTCTCACAAGACAAATGCGAAGGCGTCGTTCTTCCTTCCGCTGACATCATCAACGATGCCACGCAACAGGACCTCCACAACCGGGCTTCCTATGCACTTACCCAGATGAGGTTCCTACCATGAGCGATGAAATCCCGTTCGACATTCCGGTTGCTGAACCGGCGCAGCAAGTTGTGCCGGTCGAAACGAATGTCCGTCCACCAATCACCAATTTCACCAACATGCAAATGCCGGTGACGGAATTCCAGAAGCGAAAAATCTTCTTCGCGGTGCCGATGTACGGTGGGCAATGTACAGGGACCTTCGCAAAGTCCATGATCAATCTGGCGACGGTTCTAGGGGCACACCAAATCCCCTTCACGTTCCACGCCATCTTCAATGAGTCGCTGATCACCAGAGCCCGCAACTACTGCGTGGACGAGTTTATGCGCTCTGGTTTCGACCACCTCTTCTTCATCGACGCTGACGTTCAGTTCAACCCAGAAGATGTCTTGTCGCTAGTCTATCTCCAATCGGAAGAAGGCTCGCCGTATGATATCATCACAGCACCATATCCAAAGAAGTCTATCTCTTGGGAAAAGATCAAGGCCGCTGTGGATGCAGGCGTTGCAGACGAAAATCCAGTCATGCTGGAAAAGTTCGTTGGCGACTATGTGTTCAACCTTCCAGAAGGCACAACGCAATTCCGTCTCGACCAGCCAGTTCAAATTCTGGAAGGCGGCACAGGCTTCATGTGTATTCGCCGCGAGACGTTCTTGAAGTATGCGGAGGCGTATCCAGAACTATCCTACAAGCCAGATCACGTTCGCTCTGCGGAATTCGATGGCACACGAGAAATCATGTGCTATTTTGATTGCGAGATCGATCCAAAGTCTCGCCGCTATCTGTCGGAAGATTACTTCTTCTGCCAACGTGCACGTGCTGCTGGTATGAGCGTATGGATGACTCCTTGGATCAATCTCCAACACTATGGTTCGTTTAACTTTGGTGGTTCGATGGTTGCAATGGCCCAAGTGGGTGTCACTCCTACTGCTGACGACCGACTTCTTCGCAAGCAGCGTGGTCAAAAGGTGGACGCAACCGAAACGATCAACAAGGTAACAGCCTCTCGTAAAGAGCGTCGTGCTGCTATTGCCGAAAAGAAGAAAAGGAAGACTGCGTAATGAAACTGAGTGAACGCACACGGGCGATCATCAAGAATTTTTGTTCGATCTCCAATCAACTCATCGTTGATGAGGGAAGCGTTCTGTCCACATGCGAGTACGGGGATTCCTCCGTATACGCATGTGCGAACGTTCAAGAAACGTTCGACACTCCATTTGCAATCGGTGATCTATCACAATTCTTGTCTGTCTTGTCTCTGATCAAAGAGCCTGTCTTGACTTTCGGTGAAAAATCAGTCATCATTCAGAGTGAAGAAAATCCGACGCAATCGATTGAGTACCTTTATACGGCAAGGTCGGTTCTTCACGAAAAGCCGAAAAACCTAGGTCGCATCAAGACGCCCTCAGCGTCGATCAAGGTGACCGCCGCCAACCTCAAAGAAATTCAAAACGCCTGCCATGTTCTCCTTGCACAGAACATGCGGTTCTTTACAAAGGACGGCAAAGCACAGGCTGTGGTGACCTCTCAGAAGAAGTCACAGGGCCATAGGTTCACGCATTCATTCGGTAAGTGTTCTGCCAATTTTGACGTTGCAGTTCGCCCGACCTTTTTCACTCCCATCCCGGATTCATATCAGATGGATTTCGTCGAAGGAAAGTCCCTCATGGGGCTTGGAACGAAAGACCTTTACTATCTCTATGCTGGTGAGGTGCAGCGATGAAACGGTTTTTCGAAAAGCTGTTCAGTCTCTTCAAAAAGACCGGCAAGCCAAATATCGTGGAGACGCTTGAATTCAAGTACGACCATCGTGTTTTTTGGGTCTTTGAAATCGAGGAATTCGGAGGCCGCTACAGCGAACGTCTCAAGTATGTTGACAAGACCATAAACTTCGACAGTGAGCGCACGGCTCGCCTGTACATCTCACAGGACCTTGGGGTGCTTCAAACATACCTTGAAGCTCTGAATAACGGAACGGCCAAGATTGGCCAATTCTACACACACTTTTATAATGAGGAAATCGACTATGGTGATGGCGACAGTGAAGGACTTCGTGTGGAGCGAAAAGTACCGTCCAAATACGATTGATGATTGCATTCTTCCTACTGATCTCAAAAAGGCATTCAAGTCTTTTCAGCGCAAGAAGGAAATCCCCAACGTCATTTTCCACGGCCCGGCTGGAACAGGGAAAACCACAGCGGCCATTGTTCTTGCCGAATCCATCGGTGCACAATGGCTTCTAATTCCGGCCTCTCTGGATCGTGGTATCGATACGATCCGTGCCGAAGTTGAGCCATTTGCCTCTACGGTTTCGATGGCCGATAACGATACGAAGAAGTACGTGATCTTTGACGAGGCTGATTATCTGAGTGTCACCTCAACCCAACCAGCACTTCGCAACTTCATCAATGAATATTCTGCCAACTGCGGGTTCATTTTCACCTGCAACTATTACGGAAAACTGCTCCCGGCACTGCATTCTCGTATGCCTGAATTGTCCTTCGTGATCCCCAAGGCCGAACGCCTTGAACTCATGAAAGCATTCATGAAACGTCTGGTGGAAATCCTAAAATCCGAGGGCGTGGAATTTGACGTGAAGGTCGTCGGCAACATTATGCTGAAGTACTTCCCGGACTATAGACGCACGATTGGTGAGCTTCAGCTTGCCGCTGAGAAGGGTCCGATCACCAGTGTCCCAAACAGCCAGCTTGACCAAGAAATCGATCAACTGATTCCCATTCTTCGTGATCGTGACTTCATGGCGATGCGCAAATGGGTGTCTGAGTCCGGTCTAGAAAATGATGACGTTTATAGAGCGTTCTTCGACCGGTCCCACATGCTTGTTGACGATCCTGCAATGCTCGTGGTGCTCATTGGCGAGTACAGCTATAAACAAGCCTTTGTGATGGACCACGAGGTGCATCTAACGGCATTCTTCTCCAACGTCATGCGTGAGTGTAACTTCAATGTCTGATCCGTTCCGCTACATCAAGGCGGTGGGACAAACGAAGGACGATATCTGGAACGAAGACTCGAATGGAGAATACGTCCCGTTCCTCACCAACCGCTGTTTTTCGTTGTATGCTGACACTGTTCTCTTCGCTCAGATGATGAACGAGATGTGGCATCTTCCAGCGGATATGCAGTACCGCTTCTATCTAAATATCTTGAGGCCCGCGAGTCGGTATTCCGGCAAGTGGCCCAAGAGAGAAAAGAATGAAGCCGTGATGACTCTAATTCATGACCACAAGCTGGGTTCCCGCAGTGCCAAGCAGGCGTTGCAATTTCTCTCTAAAGAGCAATTGCAAGAACTTGCTGACAGCAGGAAGGACAAAGGTGGAGTGAATGACGAATGATATATTTTCCGGCAGAGGCATTGAGGTTCGCCTGTTCAAGGCTGATGACTTCCTCAAGATCAAGGAAACTCTTACAAGAATAGGCATCGCCTCTTCAAACAAAAAGACACTCTATCAATCATGCCACATCTTGCACAAGCAGGGTCGATATGCTATCATGCACTTCAAAGAGTTGCTGGCACTGGACGGCAAAGAGACCGACCTTTCTGAGTCCGATCTCGCCCGCCGCAACACCATCGTCAATCTCCTGAAAGAATGGAATCTGGTGACGGTGGCTGATCTCGAAAGAGACTACGGCCAGCCTGCCGCCATGTCCCAAATCAAAATCATCTCTCATGCTTCCAAGCATGAATGGACGCTTGTGTCCAAGTACACCATAGGAAGGAAGAAATAGCCCATGGATATTGCCCTAGGCACTGACAGTTCTGATTATGACCTATTCCGTGAAGCCGCTGCACAGATGCCTCTAGGGCCTTATCTGGCTATCGAGATCGGCATCCGCGAAGGTGGAAGCCTTTCGATGTTGATGCAGTCCATCGCACAACGGCAAGAGGAAGAACGCAATGAAATGTACGTCGTCGGGGTGGACCGATACGGTGGCCTTGCTCAACAGCATTCCGAGACTCAGTCTATGGTGCTGGACTATACAAACTCTATGCGCAATCGAGCTATTAGCTCTCTGTATCAGATCGCGGAACACCTGAAGGTCAACTGGGCCTTCTATAACATGGACGATGACGACTTCATCGACCTCCTAGACATAAACGGTGTTCCTGTCTTCCAAAATGGCAAGAAGACGTTCTACACAGATATTGCCTTCTGTCACTTCGACGGCCCGCACCATTCAGAAATGGTGCTCAACGAAGTGGTTGGCATCGAGTTTTTCGCCGTAGACGGAGCGGTCTTTGTCTTTGATGACATCCCTCTCTTCGACATGGAACCAACGCTGAAGTATCTTGCCGAACATGGCTGGCAGGAATTGAAGCGTGGCACGAACAAGCTTGCAATGGTGAAGCGCTCATGAATCCTGCCTTCCCCAAGATCGACTATGTGAACAACAGCTTTGCATGGCCGCAACCAGTCGCCCCTCGTCCACGCCCAACTCTCGTGGTTGATAACAGCAAGAAGCCAATAACTACACCGCACGGAAAGTGATCCGGTCTGGGACCGGGAGCGATTGCTAATCGCATCGAGCCCTTTACGGGCTTGGGGTTCGATTCCTCCGCTTTCCTCAGTTTAATCGAACATAAGTACCTAGAAAGGTGCATTATGTTCTTCACAGTCTATCAAACAACAAATACCGTAAACCAAAAGATATACATTGGAACGCATATCACTAATGTTCCAGACGATAATTATCTTGGGTCTGGTTTGTCTTTACAAAGAGCAATCAGAAAACATGGTAGAGAGAACTTCATCAAAAGGGTATTGTTTATATTCAATGATGCCGAATCTATGTTCTCTAAAGAAAAAGAATTAGTTGACGCCGAATTTGTGG